TCACACCTGGTCTTCGGAGTAGATGCCCGCCGAGATGGTGGCGCTGCCCACGAACATCTCGCCATACAGCACCGGCACGGGATTGCCCTGCGCCGTGGTGTTAACCGGGCCGTTGAAGTTGTACGACGCGCCGTTATTGGGCCCGTCCTTGACGCTCAGGGCGCGCTGCTGCGGCGTGAGCAACTGCACCACGCCGCCCAGCGTCATGGCCAGGCCCATGGTCATCAGCGAAGTGCTGGCGCCCGCCCACAACGCGACGTTGATGCCGGGGATGAAGGACGCGACGATCATCGCCACGCCCACCACCACCTGCATCAGGCCGCCACGCTTGGCGCCGGTGGGCATGGGCGCGATGCGGATGTCTTCACGGCCCGCAGGCCGCGCCAGTTCGCTTTCCTCCAGGTTGCGGCGGCCGAGGAAGCAGGCGTAGCGCACTCCCCGGGATTCGCTGTCGAGCAGGCGGGCCTCGAAGCCGGGCAGCAATACGCACAGTGCGCGTACCGCTTCGGCGGTGCTGGAGACGGCCAGCCGGTGCAGCCGGCCGAACTCCGCGCCCAGCCGGCCGTAGAGGCGGACGGTTGTGAGGGGTTGGGTCATGCCTGGCTCTCCGGCAGTCCTTGCGGCGCGGCCGCGGCGTCGGCCGGCTTCGGGTAGCGCTGCTTGACGTTATGACATTGCGCCACCCAGCTCGTCACCTCGTCGGGCAGCGCCTGGCCCGACGCCAGCAGGTGCGCGGCGAACTTCATGATCGCGTCGAGCTGGTCGCCGATGGCGGGATAGGCACGGGCGCGCAGCGGCGCGTAGGGTTCATAGTGGCGGATTTTCAACAGTGAACTCCTTGTTCAGATAGGGCCAGGCTTCGACGGTGACGTGAAATGTGCCGACATGCTCGAAAGACAACTCGGCGACTGTATCAGTGCAGGCGTACGCCGACTTACCGACATGGATGGTGCACGGCACCGGCAGCGCCGACAGCGTGTGTTGCGACAGAATGGCGGGGGACGCCGGCCTTTCGACGATGGCGCCTTCCCGTACGTAGTAGCGCTCGGAATCCGACGCGCCTTCCACGAAGGGAACCCCCGTGACCTCGGATGTCGCCTCGACACTGGCACGAGGCCCGCGCATGACGCCGGTTATCTGGCCGGTCGAATCGTAAAATGATGCAGTAAACATGCTCTTACCTCTTCACCATGAGAGCGATGAAACGAATGTCGGCGTTGTTGCTCACCGAGTTCGACGAGACCACGGTAATTTCCGTGTTGCCTGCGCGAGCCTGGCCAATAGCGATAGCGGTTACCGGCAGGCTGTAGTACTCAATCGGTTGCCAGCCATCACCGCTCCCGCTCTGCCAGGATGTCTGCATGCCAGCGGCTTCCTCCTTCATTTCGCCATTGACGTAGATGCGAAGATTCGACGTAGTCGCTGGATACCCTCCTCGGTACGCAATCACCACCACCGGTCCTTCCACGTTGCTGTTGATGATTGCCGTACCGCCCTTCTTGCCGGACCACGATACGGGAATCGTCACCGCATTCCCGGCGATCGACAACGTATCCACCTGCGCATCGTGAATATTGGCGCGCTTGATATACGCCTGGCCCACGTTGGCAAGTTGCGCGGCAATCGTATTGACATCGATACGCTGCGCACTCATCACCCCGGCATTGATCTTCTCCGCACTCAAGCTCCGGATCATCGCATTCGTGATCTTCGCCGAACCGATCAAGGCGTCGTTGATGAACGTCTGCCCGTTCTCGATCACGAACGGCGTGGTCGTCGCGCCGTTGGCCACGTTCAGCAGCGCCAGCCGGTCGGCCTGGAAGTACACCGAGGTCTGCATCTGGCCATCCGGCTGGGAGTAGGCGCCCAGCGACATGCCCGCTGCGTAGATCTTGTTGTCCTTCGTGACCTGGGCCTTGATGCTCCAGGTGGCCTTGAGCTGGCCGTCGACGTCCACCAGCGCATTGCGCGTTTCCTGCACGCCGGCGGCCGCGCCGTTGGCGGTCGCCATCACCGTGTCGACGCGCGCGGACAGCGCCCCATCGGCATCGGCCCGCTTGGTCTCCTCCGCCGTGATCGCTGCGCGGGTCTCGTCCAGGCCGGTGGTCAGGCCATCGATGGTGCCGGTCAGCTCCTGGGCCAGTTCGTCGCGGCTGATCTTGCCGTTCAGGTATTCCAGGATCTCGCTGGCTTCCCAACTGGACTCGCCCATCACGCCCTGGTCGCCCGGATACCAGGCGCCGATCTCGCCGTTCAGGGCAACGATTCGGCCCCAGAAGTAGAAGCGCTTGCCGGCCGCCAGCCCCATCAGGGTATGGGCGCTTTGCGGGAAGGCGAAGTCGCCCAGCTTGACGGCGCTGGCGCGGTCGTCGGACGCGCTGTACCAGATCTCGGTGCGCTGGGCGGTGAAACGCCCTTCCGGAAAGGCCCAGCGCAGGTCGATGCCGAATACCAGCGGTTTGGCGGCCAGCAGCGCCAACGCCGGCGGCGGCGCGATGTCGCCTTCCAGCATTGTCTCGGTGGAGTTGACCCACACCGACGAGATGTCCGACACGTTGATCGCCCGCACCCGCGCCACGTAGGCGCCGGCGCGGATATCCGGCAATTCCAGCGTCAGCGCGCCGGTGCGGCCCGCTTCGACCCAGTCGGAATTGTCGCGCCGCCACTGCACCTGGTACGCCACGGCCGACGGCGCCGCGTCCCAGCTAATGACGCCGACGTGCCGCGCCAGGCCCTGGTCGATCACCGAGCGCGAGGCCAGGCGGATGTTCACAGGGGCCGGTTGCACCGACGGCGGCACGACGGTGATCGGCTTGGGATCGAGTCGCGTGCCGAAATCGACGTTGTCGAACTTGCCGGGTTCGTGCTGCACGGCGGCGATCTCGGCCACCAGGCCTTCCTTGCGCTTGACGCTCAACACGCGGAACGTCTGCGCCGACAGGGCCTCGGACTCCAGCGTCCACACGCACTCGGCCTGCGGCGCCTGCGAGAACGGCGTGGTGACCGTGATGTGCAGCACCGTGCCGGGCAGGCCGACCAGGTCGGCGGTCAGCTCGGTCGAGTCCACCGTGAAGACGGTGTTGTCCACGGTCAGGCCGGTGCCCACCGCGGTCGCCACCACGCGGGTCTCCGACAGGCCGTTGGGCAGGTTGACGGTCAGGCGGTCGCCCGGCCGCACGCCGAGTTCGGCGTCAACCGTGACCTGCGTCGCCGAGCCTTCGCGGATGCGGCCGCCGATGCGGCGGCCCGCCAGATGCTGGTCGGCCACGCGAATGACGCTGCCCGGCCGCACACGGCAGGCGTCCAGGCCCACCGAGAACGTGACCGAGCGCGTCTCCAGGTTGGAGGTCAGCAGCATCCACTTGCCGATCCGGTGCGCCTGGCCGCGCGAGGTGCAGCCGAACCCGGTCACTTCCACCTGCTGAATGCCGTAACGCGCAATGCCCTCGCGGTTCTCGACATACTCGACCTTCTGGCGACCCATCTCGGACATGTCGTTCCAGGACACCAGCGCCACCGTATAGCGCGTGGTCAGCGCCGAGCCGACGTAGTTGAAGCGCCCATCGACCACGTTGGCCGACGAGAAGGTGTAGACCGGATCGCCCGGCATGTCGGCCGAGGCGAACACGGCGGCGTTGGCCCAATAGGCCATGCCGCGAAAGATCGAGGCGAAGTCCTGCACTACCCGGTAGGCATCGGCCGCTTGTTGCAGGTAGACGTTGCAGGTAAAGCGCGGCTCCTTGCCGCCGAAGCCGTCATCGACCATCTCGTCGCAGTAGCGGCCTATCTGGTACAGGCCCCACTTGTCGAGCCAGCCCGCCGGCACGCGCGTGCCCAGGCCGTAGCGGTCGTTGCTGATGAGGTCGTAGAACACCCACGCCGGATTGTTGGTCCAGGCCAGCTTGAAGGTGCCGTCCCACACGCCGTCATAGCGGCGCAGGTCCGGGTGATAGTTGGACGGCACCCGGATGATGCGGCCGCGCACGTGATACGCGCGGGTGGGAATGCTCTGGAACTGCGACGCGTCGATCTTGATGCCCACCAGCGCCGACATCGGATAGCGCAGCTTGGCGTCGACGATCTCGGTGACCGTGTCCACCACGGTGCGATCCGAGATGGTGTTGCTGTTGGCGTTGGGCGTCACGCGGCGCACGCGCACGGTCCAGCCCTGGCGCGCGCGCGGCAGCTCGATGCGATGCGAGCGCGTATAGCGCTGGGTGGTCTTGCCGTCGAACGCGGTCGACAGCACCGTCTGGTAGCCGGCGCCGTCGGTGTTCAGCTCGATCACGTATTCGACGCGGTAGCCGTTGATGTCGCCGTTCTTGGTATCCGCGCGGCTCAGGCCTTCGACCGCCAGCGTGACGCGCACGGCCGAGGCCTGCAGGTTGGTGAACAGACGCGTCCACGGCTGGCTCGACTTGAGCTCGGCGTTGATGCCGATGGTGTTTTCCGACGCGGGAAAGCCGGGCAGCGGCTCCTGCAGCTGCGTGCCGGTGCGAAAGTCGATCGACGCGCCGGCGAAGTTCAGCGAGCCGTCCTCGTTGGCCACGGGCGTGCCGTTCAGGTAGACATCGCGCAGCGCGTTGTCCATGCCGTGCACGGGGCCGTAGATCTCGCCTTCGCCCAGCAGGTCGATGACGCGCGCGTAGGCGGTGCTGTGCAGGCTGTCGGGCGATTCCACCGGCGTGCGGCCGCCGCCGCCGCCCTTGCCCTTGTGGCCGACAAGGCCCCGGCCCTCGGCCAGCGGCTTGCCGCCAAAAGAAAAGGCGCCCGCGGGCGCCCTGTTCCTGATGCGATGTCGTTGTTTCATACCTGGTCTTCCGAATAGATGCCCGCGGAGATCGTGGCGCTGCCGACGAACATTTCCCCGTACAACAGCGGCACGGGATTGCCCTGTGCCGTCGTGTTGACGGGCCCGTTGAAGTTGTAGGAGGCGCCGTTCTCCGGCCGATCCCTGGCGCTGAGCAGCCGCTGCTGCGGCGACAGCAGTTGCGCGACGCCGCCCAGCATCATCGACAGGCCCAGCGTGGCCGTGGCCTGAATCATGCCCCCCGCCGTGAACGCCGCCGTCAGGCCGCCGCTGTAGAACGCCGCCGCGGCGATCAACGCCGCCCCCAGTACCGTCTGGAACAGGCCGCCGTTCTTGGCGCCCGCCAGCACCGGCGCGATGCGGATGGCATCCGCGCCCACTGGATATCCCAATTCGTCTTCCGACAGATTGCGGCGGCCGGCAAAGCAGGCAAAGCGCACGCCGCGTTGCTCGCTGTTCGCGAGCGCGCGTTCAAAGCCCGGCAACAGGGCGCACAGCGCCCGCACCGCCTCGGCCGGACTGGCCACGGCCAGACGGTGCTCGCGGCCGAAGCGCGCGCCCAGCCAGCCGTAGAGCCGGACCACTCGTGTCCTGTCGTTCATGTCTTTTCTCCATGGCGCAACACCACCCGGGTGGCTTCACGCCAGAATCCGCCGTACACGACTCGCTCGGAGTCGCGCCCATACAGGTGATGCAGCATCGCGTCGGGCAGCGGAAACAGGTCCGGCGCTTCGCTCAACGGCTGCGCGCCGAGGAAGACGCCGGCATGGTTGGCGCGGTCCGAACGCACCTGCATCACCACCACGTCGCCCGGCGCCAGCGCTTCATGCGGCTGCAGCGGGCGAAAGCCCGCCTCGGCGTAGTGATCCATGTACAGATCGCCGGCGCGGCCAGGTTCCCACCAGCCATCCTCGCGCGGGAAGTCCGGCAGGGTGATGCCGCGTTCGCGCGCATACCAGTCGCGCACCAGCGAATAGCAATCGAGCACGCCGTGGGCGAACTGGCGCCCCAGCAGCGGCGCCTGGAAGCCCTCCGGCGTGAAGCCGCGGATCTCGCCGGCCTTGACCTTGCCGTCCAGATCCTTGGCCACGGCAACGATGTACCAGGGCAGGCCGGAGGCCTCGCAGGCCACCCGGTCGGCTTCGCTGGGCAGCGCCGCCGCATCCGGGTGCGAGTGCACCACGGCCGTGATCCGGCCGCTTTCCTCGGCCGCCGCGTAGTCCTGCGCCGACATGACGAAGTGCTCTTCGCTAGCGGCGGTATTGCGGCACGGCACATACCATTCGCGTCGGCCCGCCTTGACCACCAGCCCGCAGCATTCCTGCGGATACGTCGCCACGCCATGGGCGCGGATGGCCTGCATCGTGCGTTTGAGCATGGCTATCCCCTGACCAGGTCGGCGGACGGAAAGCCGCCGAAGTTGATGACTTCGTATTCGCCGAAGCGCTTCTTGCAGTCGGACATCAGGCCCGAACAGCGGTCCAGCGTCGGATCGCTGACCGGCTTGCCATCCAGGTCGAACATGCGGCTGCCGGTGTAACCGCAGTAGGGACCGCGATAACCGCCCTTGCGCAGCCACGAGCACACGCCGGCGATGATCGGCCGGTCGGGCAGCTTCTGGCCGTTGAAATCCAGCGCGCTAGAGAGCGAGAATTCGACCACCTCGGCGGTTTCGGCGGTCTTTTGCTGCACCAGCCAGACTTCCTGCGGCAACTCTTCCTGCGGATCGGCGGTGGGATTGCCCTGCGGGAAATTGACCGCATCCAGATACTTCCCGAGCGTGCGACGCACCACCACGCGCGCGCCCACCAGGTCGTCCAGGTGGACGCAAAGCGCCGAGATCACGCCCACCACCGGCTTACCCTTGTCGTCCTGCCCAATGTTGCCCACGGACAGCGTCGGCGAGGGCTGCTGGCCCTCTCCCACCAGTTCGAACCCTTCGGCGCGGATGGCCCACGGATCGTACTGCTGCCCCTGCCACCAGATGGGTCCCACTTGCGTGTAGCCATGGAAACGCAGGACCTGGCCGCCGATGGCCGTCGCATCCAGCTCGAACAGCTCGACCAATGCGCCGACTTCCAGCTTTTGAACGTCTGAATAAATACCCATTGCTATTCCTCTTCAGCCTGCCGTGGCGGTTGTCCGGACTCGCCGTCCCCGCCACGCAGGCGCTCGACCTGTCTGGTCAGTTCCTCGATACGCCGGTGCATTTCCTGCATGGCGCAGACCATGCGCGCGACCAGCTTGGAGCTGTCGACGCCTTGCAGCTTCATGCGTGGCGCGGCGCCGTGGACATCGGTCATGACCGCGTCCTTTTCGCCCGACACGGCCAGCGGCGCCACTTCCTGCAGTTCATGCGCGATGAAGCCATCCTGCGCGCTGTCGTCCATCACCATCCGGAACGTGCGTGGCCGCATGCGCAGCACGGACCGCAAGGCCCATGCGCCGTCCATATCCTCGATGTCGTACTTCACGCGGTAGTCCGACGTGGTGTTGTACGAGGTTGCCGACGGCGAGGTCTGGATGGTGCCCACCAGCCCGCCTGCGGCGTTGGTGAACACGATTGGCGACGTGTTGTCCGCCTGCGGGCTATACAGCGTGCCGAAGCGGCTGCCGCCGCCTTCGAAGTTGATGGCCTGCCGCACCAGGTAATTGCGGCTGTATTCCGCGCCCAGGACCCAGGTGGCGGCGGTGTTGATGCGTCCGCAGTCATAGCCGATGACTTCGAATATCAGCGGCTGGTAGGCGCCCGTCCCGGTTCTGCCGCTGGTGATGTACGAGCCCGACGGAAAGCATTGCAAGGACAGCACGCTGGCGTTGGCGCCGCTGTCCTGCCACACGTTCACGCGGCTGCCCGCGGCGGCGGTGCCGGGTGCGACATTCAGGTTGCCCGTGCCCGACAGGCTCTGGAAAACCCCGCCCGCATTGGGACCAAAGCCCATCGCGCCGCGGACTTTCCAGGCGGCGGAATCAAACACCAGGTCCTGCGCCACGCTCGGATCGTATTTCGCGTAGGCCGTTCCATTCCAGCGGTGCCAGCCCGCGCCGTCGACGTAGATGTCGCCACAATCCGCGGTCGGCATCTGCAGCGCATTGCTCCAGCTACCCACGGCGCGCCACGGTTGCCAGCCGCCGTTGGTGGTGTTGCCGTGGCGCACATAGCGGCGCGGCTTCTGGCCGGTGAAGAGCACCGACACTTCCTGGCAAACGATCCCCGCCGACAACCAATAGACATTCATGTAGCCGACATTGACGGCGGCGCTGGGCGGCCAGTTCGATCCGGCCGACATGGGCGTCGCCGCTCCCCAGGTGTAGAACGTGTTGTCCGAGACCAGCGTGTTGGCGTCCGTCGCGGCGGTCAGGTAGACATGCGTCATCGCCTGATCGGCGCGGGCCTGTTCGAACCACGGCCCCCAGGTGGCGACGCCCGCGCTCTGGAAACGGTTGCGGATGAACTTGCGCGGATTGGCCAGCGTATAGGTGGTGTACTCCTGGTACACCGCGTTGTTGCTGCCGGTACCGAATTTCACCGACAGCAGGCCGGCCAGCGGCGCGGGATAGTTCGCCCCGGCCGCCGCGGCCGCATTGGTGTTCTGGCTGTAGTCGCCCGGCGTAGCATAGGTATCCAAGTCATCCGCAGCGCCCAACGGCCGCGCGTTGACGCCCGGGATCTGCGCCTGCGGCACCTTGCCGGCAGCGTCCAGTGTGGCAATGCCGCCCGGCGCTGCCAGTTGCCCTGAATCGACGCTGGCCACCCAGGGCGACCAGGTTCCGGTGATCAGCGAACGGTTATATACCTTGTTGCCATTGCCGGCGTAATACACCTGGCACACCCCGGAGGTAACGCTGGCGCCGCCCTGGGGCGAGGCAGACATGACCAGCAGGTAGCCCGACTGTCCGACCGGAAAATTGCTGCCCCCGGCCGCGATCGCCGACGAGGCGACGGCCCACAGGCCCCGTTGCGTATAGCTGTTCAGATCCTGCGCGGCCGCCATCGATCCGGCATAGGACACCACGGTCGAGACGTCGGTCAGTTCCTTCCAGGCGGACCAGGCGGTCGCCGACACCCGCACGCGCCAGAAGCGCTGCATGGCGGCCGCAACATTGGTGCGAGTGGTGTAGACCTGCGCCACCGGCGTGCCGGTGGCCGTGACTTCAAGAAAGCCGACGTTGGCCACCGGATAATTGGCGCCCGCCGTGGCCCCGGCGATGGCGGACTGATAGAACGAACCCGGCGTGGCGTAGTCATTCAGATCGTGCGCGGTCGTCGGCAGGACGGCCGCAAACGCGCTCGGGATCTGCGCCACGGGCACCTTGCCATTCGCATCCAGCGTGGCCAGACCATTGGCGGCCCCTTTCTGCGACAGCGCCGGCAACTCCTGCCAGGCGGCCCAGATGCCACCATAGAACGAACGCCAGAAACGACGCGAATAGGTGCCCGACCGGTACTGGGTGTATTCCTGGTATACGAACAGGCCGTCCGCGGAAGCCGCCACTTCCAGCAGGCCGGCGTTCGCGATCGGATAGTTGCTGCCCGTCAACGCGTTGGCGTTGGCACCCTGATGATAGCGTCCGGGGTTGGTCAGCGTGTTCAGGTCCACTGTCGCGCCAAGCGTCGACGCATTCCACAGGCCAGCCAGTCCGGACTGCACGTCGGCGAAGTTCGCGTTCACCTTCTGCATGGCCACGCGCAGCGGATCGCCCGCCTGGTCGTTGTCGGTCTTGCCGACATTGATCGCTTGTAGGGTTGCCATGGTGTCAGGGCCTGAAGACTTGTTGGAAGGTCACGGCCAGCGAGTACATCTCGCCGCCCATCGCGGTCAGGTCGTAATCCGTCGCGGTGTAGTAGCCCGGCTCGCCCAGCGGCGGTTGCCACTGGAAGGCCCGATACCCCTGGTGCCGGTCCAGGAATGCCACGATCGGCCCGACCTGCGCTCCCGAGCCGGAGAACTGCAGCGGCCACGAGGCCACTTTGTTGTTGATGCCGTCGGCCGCGGTCTGGCGGTAGCCATCGCCGAACTGCGCGCTCAGCACGCGAAACTTGGTCCGCCCTTGCGGATTGACGCGCGGCGACCAGGTGAAGGTTTCGATTGCCATGATCATGCCCCCGCTAAACGGTTGTTGTTGGCTTGCCAGGCCAGGCCGCCCTGGCGATACGATTGCGTCATGCGGCGGTCCACAAGCTGGGTGACGTATTCGCCGATCTGCTGGCCGAACTGCTGCCACCCGCCCTCGCCCGATTCGCTCGAGGAACTGACGTTGCCGTCCTGCACGTAGACATTGACGGATACCCCGCCGGCGGTCTGGCCCGTGTCACCGCCCACATTCGGGAAGGCGGCGCGGATGCCGAGCGAGCCGTCGGCGCCGCGATGCAGCGGCATGATGGCCTCGGGGCCGGCTTCGCCCATGACGCCCATGGGGAAGGCGACGGGGCTGGAGACCATGCCGTTGGTGAAGGCATTGCCCTTGGCGTTCAGGGAAACGGGAAACGCCTGGGCCACCGATGGCACGATGGCGCTGGCGGTACTTGCGCCACCCGAACCGAACAACCCAGCAATGAAGCCGCCCGCCTGGCCAATCCAGCCCCCCAGGCCGCCCGAACCCGACATGAATTCCTTGCCCAGCAACGTCTCCATGAGCTGGGCGGAGGCGGCCGATGTCACCATCTTCGCCACGTTGTCCAGGAACGACAGCCCCATCTTGTCGAATTTCTCGGAAACGAAGTCGTACATCTTGGTGCCCAGGATGTCCTGGATCTTGCCCGCACCGTTGCGCGCCGATTCGAGCAGCTTGTCGTTCACCTTCGCCATGAAGTCGCCGTCTTTCTCGACGAGTCCGAGATTGCGCCGTTCCTTGTCGTACTTGTCCTGGCTCAGCCTGCCGTCACCTAACGCCTCATCTAGCGCCGCCTGCTTCTGGCGTTTCTCCTCGCTGGCGGCCGCGTTGGGATTCACGAGGCTCTGGATATACGCGCTCATCTTCACGTCGTTGCGCTGCTTGTCCAGATCCAACGCGCCGACCATCAGGCTGATCTTGTCACCAATGCTCTCGCCCGAGAACCTGCCGATGCTGGCCTCGACCTCCATCTTCCCGACTTCGGTATCCACGCCCAGCATCGCGCCGGCCTTCTTCATTTCCGCCAGCGCCTGCTCGACCGCCTCGGACCGGATCGCCTGGGCATGCTTGTTCAGCGCGTCCGTCGACTTTTTCTTGCCGTCGGTGCCCTTGTCGGTGGTGTCGTTGCTTTTCTGGCACACGGTCGCGGCCCGCGCAACGGCGCTCTCCCATGCCCGCCGGGCCGCCGCATTGCGATTGAGCTCGAGGGTGTTCTGTCTGAGCGCCCTGTTTTCCGCCTCGATATTCGCGGCGTTATTGTTGTTTGCCATGGTCCTATACCTCACATAGATCCGCCTCCGGCCCGCTCGCGCGGGCCGGACACGTCGTCAAGACCCCTTCTTGACCTTCGACATCAGGAACGCCTTCAACGCGTCCGCCCCCGCTTCGGCGGGAGGTTCCTCGTCTTGCGCGCCCCAGCGCACCAGCATGTCGGCGGCGCGCACCTTGCCCCCCGCCGCGCGCGCCACCGTGGCGGCCAGGCTGGCCGTGAGCACGTCGGCCCGGTCGTCGCCCAACGGAGACGTGCGGTCCCACTCGCGCCACAGCGACACTTCATGGGTGTCGATGGTGTCCATCAACTCGCCCAGCGTGCGCCCCAGTCGAAGCGCCAGGACCATCAGGAAACGGAGGTCTGGCGTTTCCTGGAGGGCTTTTTTGCGCGCTCCTGCGCCCCCTCCCCGAGGTTGCCCAGCTCGATCGCCTTGGCCACCAGCGTGGCGTGCGCCAGCCCGTAGGCCGCGGCCACGACGTCAACGTCTTCGTCGTCGAAGACGCGGCGCGGCCCCTGCTCGGTCTGCTCGAACAGCGTGCGCACCAGCAGGCTGGCCGAGGCGCGGGTGTAGTCCACGCCCGGCGCGTCCAGCTTGGCGCGCACCACCTCGTTGTCCTCGCCCGGCACCACGCCCGCGGCCGCCCAGATCGCGCGGATATGGAACAGGTGATCGCCGGCGCTGGGCGCGCGCACGATGACGCGGGCGTCCTGCCATTGCGGCACGGTCAGGGTTTCGTGGGCGAAGCCGGCCAGCGGATCGACCGCCAGGCCGCGCAGGCCAGCCGCGCGCGCGGAGGATTTGATCGACGTGTCCGTCATGGCGTTCAGCCCCCGTTGGCGGGCGCGTCGGTCAGCTTGACGGCGCCGGTGACACGCACGTTGAACGTGGCGGACACGACGTTGTCCAACTGGCCTTGCCACTGGTATTGCGTCACCAGGCCGAGGAACTCGAACTTGGCGCCGTCGGCGAAGGTCACGCGGAAGGCGCGGGTCTTCTTGTCGCTGCGCGCGGCCACCAGCGCCTTCTGGGCGGGATCGCCAGCCTTCCAGTTGCCGGCCATGCTGAAGGTGCCGCTGTCGTCCAGGCCCAGGGCGTATTCCTTGGCGGTGGACTTGAGCACGGTGACGTCGATCTCGGTGGTCTGGCCGCCCTGGAAGTTCGGGTCCTTGATGGTGATGGCCAGATCGGCATACGTCAGGCCGGCGGCGCCCAGGTCTTCGGTAGCCGTGGTCGACACTTCCAGTTGGGTGCCCTGCGTTTGAACGAATTGCGAAACGGTAGTACCTGCCATTGCAGACTCCAAAAAAAAAAAGCCCGCCAGAGGCGGGCAATAGTGGCGTTTCCGGGAATCCGGAGCGGCCATGAAAAAGCCCCGCGGCGATTGCCGAGGGGCTTGGTCGATACGTTCAGATTTTCTTCGGGCGCAACTTGGCCCGACGACTCAATTATGCGGACGTGGTCCGCGCACCGCAAGCCTTTGCGCGATCGGCGTGTCGCACCTGCGGCGCCGTCACTAGCCCGCGCCGGCGCAACGCCGGCAGCAACGCGACCTTGGCTTCCTGATAGGCGGCGTGCTGCTGCTCGGGCGTCAGGCGCGGATTGCTGAAGACGCGGGCGCCGGCCGCGCGGTTGCCGGCGTGCACGCCGATGGCCGAGCGCTGCTGCCACGGCAGCTCGTCGATACACAACTCCGTCTGCTCGCCGCGCGCGGCGGCCAGGCGGGCGTCGACGTCCTCGTCGTCATAGGCCTCGTCGGCCGTCATGCCGCGCGCGAATGCCGATACCCGGCCCACGCCCAGCTTGGGCCGGTAGCCGCGGCTCCATTGGTACCACTCCATGATCAGCGCTTCGACCTGATCCGATTCTTCCCGCGTCATGTTCTGCCCCTTCTGATTCTGGCCCTGCGCCGCTTGCGACCGGCCGGCCCGCTCCGCCGGCCGCGGCGCAAAGGAGCGCGCGATGGCGGCGCCCGCCTGCGATGCCGCCGCGACCCAGCCCTGCGGGGCCTGCAATGCCATGTTTCCTGCCTGATTCATTCGCCGCTCCTTGCCGTTGAGTTCGATGCCGGCGTCCGTCGCTGGCGGACCCTGCCGGGTTGGCGCCACCCGGGCGCCGGGGTTGCGGACCGCCGCTGCGGGGGTCCGTATGGATGAGGAAGAGAAGCCCTTCGGTAGCGATACGCTACCCACGCTTCCGTCTGATAACAGCACACATTTTGGGTGATCCATGACTGGAATTCTACAAGTGTATAATCTCGATTTCAACACTTGTTGTTGCACAATTTTCCACAACTGTTTAGCGTCGACACCATGGCTCTCGGAAAACAAATCAGGCGCTATCGCGCCGCTCTCGGTCTCACCCTGGAACAGCTCGAAGCGCGCACCGGCGTGGGCGTGGGCACCATCGCCGCGCTCGAGGGGCGCGACAGCGAACGCTCGAAGTACGCGGCCCGCCTGGCGGCGGGCTTGGGGCTGTCACTCGAGCAACTGCTGGACGAGTCGGCGCAGTATCCGCCGGACATCGTGCTGGCCGATGCCGGCGGCGGCGATGCGCCGCCCGTGGATGTCGGCGCGGGCGACGATCTGCGCATCCCGCGCTTCGATACCGGCGGCGCCATGGGCGCGGGCGTGGAGCTGCGCGACCAGCCCGGCGTGATCCAGAGCCTGCGCGTCAGCCAGGAATGGCTGCACAAGAACCTGCGCCACTACACCGCGGCCGCCAACCTGTGCGTGGTGACGGGTTTCGGCGACAGCATGCGGCCCATGTACAACCCGGGCGATCCGCTGCTGGTGGACCTGGGCGTGGTCAAGGCGGACGTTGACGGCGTGTTCTTCTTTCGCGTCGGCAACGAGGGCTTCATCAAGCGCCTGCAGCGCATTCCCAGCGCCAACGGCCTGCTGATCCGCGCCAAGTCCGAGAACACCAAGTACGACGCCTGGGACATCACCGAAGACATGGACCTGCAGATTTTCGGACGCGTGTTGAAGGTGTGGCGCAGCGAGGATCTCTGA